CTTCATTCGTTCTTGATGCAGGTCAAGGTATTACAGAAATAGACCAACCTGGAAACGACAACGTTGCAAGATTTGAATGTCCTCCTGGAGAAGATTTCATTTTGGAAGTAACTGGCGGAACTTTTAACGGTTCTGTAAACTATAGTTTCCGTTATTAATTAAAAACAAAAATATGGATAACGAATTTAAACAAGAACAAAAAGAACAGCTTAAAACATGGGCTGGTCAAAGAGATGCAATACTCTCTGAAATTTCTGTTTTAAAAACAGAAAATGAAACTTTTCATCTTGCAAACAAAGAATTAGCTAATTCTAATACTGATATTGAAACTAGAATGAATATAATTCGAGGAAGAATTGAGGAGCTTAAGATAAAAGAGATTGAATTAGAACCACTTATTACAAAAGATATAGCTAGTTTAAAATCTGAAAAAGCATCATTGGAAGCACAAATTCCCGGGCTTAAAACAATAATAGAAAATTTAACTTCTCAAAAAGCATCACTAGAAGAAGATGTTGTTTTGGCATTGTCTAAATTTCAGGTATTAAAAGATGGTGCTCTTGTGTTAGATAAAGTTGTTGACCACGTTACTACTGTTAGTAAAGGTAATTCAGAAAAAATAGAATTATTGGTTTCTAACTTAGCAACAAGTCTTGAAGAAATTATTGAAATAAATAGAAAAAATGTTTTTGAAACAAATGTGGTAGTTGAAAAATTACCAAAGATGATTATAGAATGTCAAAAACACGGTTTAATTAAAAATAAAATTTAAAAATATGGCATATTTAGCAAATAAATTAGGCGACCAAAATAACTTAGGTTGGTTTGCCACACCTGAAGCATTAAGAGCTGCTTACCCAGTTGGAGCAGATGGTTATTTTGCTATGGTTGGTTCAACTGATAGTTTTTGGACTTGGGATTCTGATACTAGCGATTGGGTTGATACTAAAATAACTGGACCTATTGGTCCAACTGGTTACACTGGCCCAACAGGTTATACTGGCTACACTGGCGATACTGGCGATACAGGTAATGCTGGTCCAACTGGTTACACTGGGTACACTGGTTACACCGGACCTTCTGGGGTTGATTCGACAGTTACTGGTCCAACTGGATATACAGGTTACACAGGTCCAACTGGACCTTCTGGAGCTGATTCAACAGTTACCGGTCCAACTGGTTACACAGGAGATACTGGAGCAGGAGACACTGGTGATATTGGCCCTACTGGTTATACAGGACCAACAGGTTATACTGGAGATTCAGGTGCAAACTCGAATGTAACTGGACCTACAGGTCCAACAGGTTATACTGGACCTACAGGTTATACTGGAGATTCAGGTGCAGATTCAACAGTAACTGGCCCAACTGGTTATACTGGTCCAACAGGATATACAGGGGCTCAAGGTGCAGCAGCTGAAACTGGTGCGACTGGTTACACAGGTCCAACAGGATATACTGGTGATGATGGTGCAGCTTCAACTGTAACTGGTCCAACAGGATATACAGGACCAACAGGATATACTGGGGATTCAGGTGCCGATTCGAATGTGACAGGATATACTGGTTATACTGGATATACAGGCTATACAGGATTTACAGGCTTTACTGGTCCAGATGGTGGAACAGGTCAATATGGTGGTTACTCTGCTAAATGGAATTTTGATACAAGTACAGATGCCGATACAACAGATGACCCTGGTACAGGAGATATGAGATTTAATAGTGCCACATCGGCAAGTGTTACAGAAATGGTAATTAGTCAGACAGATGCAGATTCTAATAATATGCAAGAGTTTTTACTTGCTTTAGTTGGTGCTGGAGCAGCGGAACCTGATTATGGATTCATAAAATTTTTCAGTGTTGCTACTCCTAATACTAAATTCTGGGATGGAAAAATTACTACAGTAGCTGACCAGGGAGATTATTTCTGGTTAGAAGTTACATATATTACTCATGGTGGTGGCGACCCTCCTTTCTCAAACGGAGAACCAATTGTTTTAACATTTTCTCCTAGAGGAGACATTGGATATACAGGATATACAGGACCAATAGGTCCAACTGGCTACACAGGTCCTACGGGATATACCGGAGATTCAGGTGCAGACTCAAATGTGACAGGTTATACTGGCTACACAGGCCCTACGGGATATACCGGAGATTCAGGTGCAGACTCAAACGTAACAGGATACACTGGTTATACAGGCTACACAGGTCCTACGGGATATACCGGGGATGACGGTGCGGCTTCAACAGTCACTGGCTACACAGGCCCAACTGGTTATACAGGTCCAACAGAAGCAGGTTCTTTACCACTTGCTGGTGGCACAATGACTGGTGATATTCAACTTGGTGAAACTGATATTAAATTAGATGCAGCATTATCTGGTGATGAAAAATGGTCAGGTATTGTGATTGCTGGAACAGGTGGGGCTACTATTGCGGTAGGTGATGTTTGTTATTTAAAGACTTCTGATAGTGAGTGGTATTTAGTAGATGGAATATTAGATGGAACTGATGTTGGATTTACAATGCAGTTGGGAATATGTGTACTAGCTTCAACAGATGGAAATCCAATTCAGTTACTTACATATGGAAAAATAAGAAGTGCAGCTTTCCCTGCCTTTACTATTGGTGCTCCAGTTTATCTTGATGATACTGCTGGTAATTTAGTCGTGGCTCAACCAACAACAACCAATTTTGCAATTAGAGTGGTTGGATATGCACTTACTGCTGATGATTTGTTTTTCAACCCATCACCAGATTACATAGTACATGTTTAAAATATGTTAAAAGAAATAAAACAATTAAGAAATTTAAACTCCAAACATTTTGATAAAGAAAATGGTAAGTTTGTTATGAATGCTCATGCTGGTCATGTTCATTATTTTGATAAAACTGATAGCAAAAGATTTCGTGAAATAGATTGGACTTTAAATTGGGACGAAGAAAAAAGAGGGTGGGGTTTTAACTTTCATTCATTTAAACCTTTCTTGCCAGAGTATGCAGATGGTTGGGTAGAATTTAGAGATTTATTTGAAGGAAAAGACCAAACAATAAAATATAAAGCACAATGTAATCATGTTAAAGGTGAATTAATTCAAGGAAGTGAAGAAGATAAAATTTCTTCTACTAATTATGTTATTTATAAAAATGCTTTTGGAGAAGGAATAGATTATATTCTTTATTTTACTCGTTCACAATTAGTGAAAGCGATTAGAATAAATAATGAAGTTAAAGAAATTAAAGATTATGAATTTGATTTTGAAGTAAAATTTCCAGACAAAGACATTAAGCGTGGATTTGATAAAGATAATATAAGTTATGAATTAGACAAGAAAAAAGACAAAGAATTTGACACCAATAAAAATACTTTAATTGGTAACGATAAAAAAGATGGAAAAGAATGGCATACATATCTTAAAGGGTTTAAAGTATGGGATGATAATAAAGCAGAAACTATTAAAGTTAAAATTTACAAAGAAGGAAAAAAAACTTATTTAAAAAAGTTTATTCCAAAAGAATTTATTGAAAAATCTTCTGGAGATGTCTTAACTGATACAACAACAAGTTATTATGTTGGGACTGGAGATGGAAGACTTGGTAATGAGCCAGCTAGTTTTGCAACAGCACATGATGCTTCAAGCACAAATGTAGCTTCCCCTTCGCTAACCTCGGGGAATGCTCAAATTTATGCGGCTTCTAGTGGGGATGGTTGGTATTTGGGTAGAATGGTAAATCCTATTGATACTTCTGGACTGCCAGATACAGCAAATATATCAAGTGCTTTATTCAAAGTTTATGTTGATGCTTTAGTAACAAGTTTAACGACTGATGCTTATGATTATGTGGGTCTTGTAAAAACTTTTTGTGCTTCAAATACAACAATAGTTGTAGCAGATTGGGAAGATATTGGTTATGATTCTGGCAATGAGGAGGGGGGAAGAGCAAAAGAAACTCCTATTGTTCTTGGAGCAACATCACTTGATTTGGTAGATGATGTGACAGCAAGTCAATATAACACATTTACATTAAATGCTACTGGTATTGGTTGGATTTCTAAAACAGGATATACAGAATTAGGAATAAGAATAGGACACGACCTTGCGAATGTTCAACCGGGAGCTCATTCAACAAATCAACATAATAGATTTGGACTTAGAATGGCTGAATATGCAGGGACAGCATCAGACCCTTATTTATTAGTTACTTATACAATAATAACAACTGACATAAAATCAATAAATGGATTAGCAATAGCTTCTGTCAAATCAGTCAATGGTTTAGCAATAGCTTCTACAAAATCAATTAATGGATTAGAATAATTTTATGAAAAACAATAATGGAAATGGTGAAAATAAAATAAGAAAAGTTATCTTTAATGAGGTAACTCTTATTATAGCTTTGGTTGGAATAGTATCATCCTGTATTTTTTGGGTATCTAGTCCTCAAGCTGAAATGCAACTTCAAATTGTAAGATTAGAAGCACAAGTAGAAAGTAATCAAACAGTTGTTACAGCATTAGGAAAAATTAAAGACAATGATTTACATGAAATACAATTAAAGATGGATGAATTAGAAAATAGACAGATAGAAATTCTACAAGTATTAGCCGCAATCAATCAACAATTATCTATAAAATAAATTTATAATTATATGAATGATTTTTTTACAAATGGTGCAAAAAAAGACAAATATGATAAAAGAGATTTTAGGGTGTGTGGTGTTGTAGCAACACCAAAAGAATACCCAAAGTTTTTTGAATTAGTAGAAATGTTTTTACCTAAAATGCAGTGGGGTAGAGGTTCTTGTACAAATCAAGCGTATGCTCATCATAAAGAGAGACAAGAAGAATTAGCAATGTCAGCTAGATTTGGAATGGCAAGTGTTAAAACAGACATTGAACACAATACTAATTATGGTGGTTATACAAGAAATGGTTTTAAGTCTGGTCAAAAAGTAGGATTACCTGAAGAAAAACTTTATCCCGAACCAGAAATTATGAGTTGGAAAACTTATATTGATGCACGTACAATACAAGAAGATATTAAAGTAGACGCATTAAAACATAAGATTAAAAGTTATTGGAGAGTAGAAAAAAATATAAATGATATTAAAGATATTTTATTGACAGGAGATTCAGTCGTTGCATCAATGTGTTGGTACAAAGAATTTAATACACCAATGAAAGATGGAACATTAACTTCTTATATTAGTTCAAATTCTATTGGTGGCCATGCAGTTGAAATAGTCGGCTGGGATGACACTAATGAAGTTCTTAAAATTAAAAATAGCTGGTCAAAAAGCTGGGGCAAAGAGGGATATTTTTATATGCCTTATTCTTTTATTAAAGATTTGATTTGGGACCTATGGACCAGTTTAGATATAGAAGAAGAACTTCCAGTTGATAATTTGTATGGAAATATTTATCAACCAATAGATAGGTGGAGAGATGCTTGGATTACAGCAAAAGTATTATTGAAATATAAAAGACTTCCAACAAGAAGAGAAAAAAATGCTCTTTTAAATTACTGGGATTTTGAGTCAGTTTTTGAGGGTAAGAATGGAGACGTTTGGCTATATTATACTTTTCTTAATTTAAAATTAAATTTAATAAATAAAAATAATAAAACTATGGAAAATGAAACAAATGCAGTTGAAGAAACTGTAGAAGAAATAAATAATGAAGAAATTTTAGAAACTCATGTTGAAGAAAAAACTCCAAAAGGAGAAGGTGGTGACAAACTAGCTACTCCAGAAGAAATTAAAGAAGAAGCTCCTGTCGAAAAGGTACCTAGCTTTTTATAAATAAAAAAAAAAGAAAAACTAATAATTAATTAATTCCGCAAAATTATGAACAAACCAAAATTTAGTGTAGCTATTATAGCTAAAAACGAAGAACATACTCTACCTAGAATGATTAATTCTTTGAAAGAATTTCAAGAACGTGGAGGTGAAATATGGATTCTTGATTCAGGCTCTACAGACAATACAGCCGAAGTAGCAAAAAAATTAGGATGTAAAGTAGAATCAGTGGGAGATAAATTTAAAATCAATATTAATGCAGATTTAGCTGAAAAAATAAACAATAAATTTATGGTTGATGGAGAAGCACCTGTTGTAAAAGCTGGTGAGTCTTTGTTTGATTTTGCATCAGCTAGAAATTATATAGCTGGTTTTCCAGAGAATGATATGATATCTATGCCTGATTGTGATGAAATCTTCACTAAATTTGATATTGATAAATTAGATGAAGTTATTGCAAGTGGTATTGAACAATTACAATATGAATTTGTTTTCTCCCACGATTTAGTTGGAAACCCAGTAATAAAGTTTAGACATTGTAAATTTTATGATAGAAGAAAGTTAAAATGGGCTGGAGTAATCCACGAAGTTTTACAAGGAAGTGCTAAGAATGTTTATCTTGGAGAAGACATAATTAAACTTGAACATTATCAGAATGAAAAAACAAATCGCTCTGGTTATATAAAAGGGTTAGCTTTAGATTGTTATAATAATCCGGAGAATGATAGAAATTCTCATTACTTTGCTAGAGAAATGTTTTATTGTGGAAGATATAAATCTGCAATTAAAGAATTTAAAAATCATATTTCAATGGAACGCTGGGTAACAGAAGCATCACAGTCAATGCTTTTTGTCGGTGATTGTTATAAAGCTCTTGGTGATTTTGATGAAATGTTAAAGTGGTATATTAAATCAGCAGAAAAAGAAGCAAGAAGAGAACCATTTATGAGATTAGCTGAATACTATTCTAGTAAGAATATGCACAATCAAACAATTGCTTACTGTGAAGCTGCTTTGTCTATTACTCAATTACCTTTTTATTCAAATCATCAACCTTATTATGAACATACTCCACATGAATTACTTTATCTTGCATATTGGTGGACTGGAAAAAAAGAAATAAGTAAAGAACATTATTTAAAAGCTATAAAGTATTTCCCTACTAATCCTAGATATATTTCTGATGCTAAATTTTATGAAGTTCCAACAAAACTAGATGAGTATACTGAAAAAATAAAGAACAATACAAATTTTTCTTTTGTTAAAAGAGGTGACGGTGAGATAGCTTGCATGGACGGAGAAGAAGGAAAGAACTGTGATGGACACGATTACTCTCCCGAACTTGGTGCAGCCTTAAAAGATTCTTTTGAATTTTTAAAAGATAAAGCTGATATTGTAGAATGGGATGACCAAAAAAACTATAATATTTTTCTTCACAGAAAAGATAATGATTTAGAAAAGTTAAGAAATTTCTGGATGGCAGTTAAAGATTCTAAGAGAAGAAAGATTTTTGTAGGACCTAAAAGATTAGAAGGTGTATGTAAATTATTAAATTCAGAATTTGTAGAAGTACCACTAATAAATGCTTTTGATTGGGTTCATGGTTCAAATTTACGACCTAAAGATGGAGATATATTTATTTTTAGTTGTGGTATGCCAGCCAAAGTGTTAATTGCTCAAACAATTTTACAGAATCCAAATATAACTTGTATTGATGCTGGAAGTTCTTTCGACCCAATATTTATTGGAGAAACTAGAACCGAACAAGTTGATAAAGAAACACTACGTAGACTATATCTAACTATGCCTAGTCAAGAAGAGATAGATAAAATGTTTAATATTCCACAAGAGAATCATCCAGAAAGATTATTTAAGTTAGCTCGTATTAGTGATGAAGATAAAATAATTTATGACCTAGGCTGTTCAGCTTTTAAAACCATAGATAGAGCTATTGGAGTTGATATTGAAAACAAAGAAGGAGTTGATATTGTCGCGAGTGTAGATAATTTACCAACAATTGCAAATGATTCTGTTGATGTTGTTTTTGCTAGTCATGTATTAGAACACATGTCTGATACTAATAAAACTCTAAAAGAATGGCACAGAATATTGAAACCAAATGGAAGAATAATATTTATACTTCCAGATGATGAAATAGTAGACACTTTGAATCCAGTATTAAGTGGTGGAAAACATTTACAAACATTTACTAGACAGAAATTGGCTAATATAATTGATAATTTTGACGGGTTAGATATTGAAGAACTTGTAACAGTTATGGAAGGGTGGAGTTTTGGTGGAGCTATTGTAAAAAGAGATTCAACACAACCTAAAGTTACATTTGTAATCCCTACACTTGGAAGAGTTGAAGGATTAAATAGATGTTTAGATTCAATTGATGCTATAAATTATCCATCAGAAAAGATTGAAGTTGTTGTTATGCGGGATAGTTTTAAAGACAGAATAGGAGTTCCGAAACTTTTAAAAGAAGGTATTGAAACATCAACTGGTGAGTGGATAGTTTTTGCTTCGAATGACACTGAATTTACTCCAGATTCTATTAGAGAAGCTTTGTGGGAAGGAAAAGATGGCTATGTAGCTTTCAACACCGGTACAGTTTCTCAAGATGAAGGAAATATAAATGAACATTTCATGATTAGAAGAGATATCATTGAAAAAATTGGTGAAGTTTTTGATACAGATTTCTGGCATGTTGGTGTAGATAATCTTTTATGGGCCAAAATGAAAAAATTAGGTATTGCAAAAAGAGCCAATAGGGCTATTGTTAACCATTTTCATTGGACTAAAGGTTCTGAAATGGATTCAACATATCAACTTGGTTGGTCAAAAGCCGAAGAAGACAGGGCTTTATTAATTAAAAAATTAAAAGAATTATAATCATATGAATAATACAACATTAACTTTAAACGAAGCAGGTAGTTTACTATTAGGTGCGGGTTTAATAAAAACCGGCGAAGATGTAAACATTGGTCTTATTTTAGTAGGAATAGGTGCATTTTTAAAAATAGTAATAGCCATATTAGAAAAAAATGGTTTTTCTGTTGGTGCAAAAAGAGTAAATAATCAAGTTTAATTTTGAGAATACCACAAAAAGGTATATAATCAAGGTAAGTATATAAATTAAATAAAAAACAAGATGTATCCTTTAATAAAAATTACAAACAATATAGGAAATACTATTGAAATTCCAAATGAATTAGATTTTAAATCATCTACTTATATTACTGATAACATTGCTGCTGGAGTATTAGCTATTCCTGCAGACAATACAACTGGTTTTACAGATGGTTCTATTTTATTATTACTGTCATCAATTGGTGCAGAGAATTCTGAAATAGTTACGTCTTCTTCTAATACAATTAAAGAATTTGTAACCTTAGCCACAACAATGATTCATAATCGTGGTGATGATGTTAGTGAAATCAAATGGGACCAAATAGTAGTATCAAAAAGTGCAACCATAGATGGAGTTTATGCCACTTTTGCTACTCAAACTATTTTTACTACACAGCAAAATACTATTGTATATGATACAACTGGTTTGGGGACTGATTATTATAAACTTCAATGGAAAAATTCAATTACAGGACTCCTTTCAGATTTTTCAACAGCGATAAGTGTTGATGCTTATCCAGATAGTTCAGTTGCTAATGTCATTTATCCAGTATTAAAAGCTATGGGAGTAAGTGAAGAAGATACAAAAATCACAGTTCCTTTTTGCTTATCAGCAATTAATGATGCTAGAAAATTTACTTCTGCAAAACTTTATGGTATTCGTCATCCTTGGCAACAAGAATTTGAATTTCCTATAAAAGTATTAGCTGGAAGTAATTCTGTTGATTTACCAACAGATATTGATTTTATCGAAACAGACCGGTCAGTTTTAGCAGCAAGATTTTTAATTGATAATATTTTAACTCCATTTAATTTGAGATATATTGATAAACGTGATTGGAACCAGATTGCATATACTACTACTGGTGGAAAAGCTACAGCTGAAGCTTTAACTGGAGCTGTTTCAATTACTTTGAATAGTGTAGGAGATTTCCCGGATAGTGCAGCTGGTGTAGCTTATGTAGAGACTACAGCATTTACACAAGAAATTATGCAGATTGCATACACCTCTATAGATTTAACAACCAATCAACTTTTAGGAGTAACTGGAATTACTCGAGACATCCCGTCAGGGACTAGGGTTTGGTCGAGACCCACAATTTCACAGCCTATCTACTATACAGTTTTTGATGATAAATTGTTTTTTGACAGAATACTTCCAGATTCAATGCAAGGTAATAATCTATACATTGATTACTACAAAAAAATTGATGAGGTTACAAGTCTTTCTCAAGAGCTCCCAGAGCATTATAGAGAGATTTACAAATGGTATCTACGCTATGCAATTAAGTATCGAAAGGATACTGACTTGCCAAGCAATGACCCAGATTTAAAGAAGTTTGAATCTTTGATTCAATCATTATTTGATAATCTTTACACGGGTCAAGATACAACAATTATAACAAACTAAAATTTAAAAATTTATGGCATTTACTAATCCGCTGATTCCTTTAGTTGACATTCAACAACAGGAACAGCCTACAAACGATAGTTCATATCAGTTAGTTACCTTTGGTACAGTTACTGGTGGAACACCTTATGCAGGTGCAACTTACGCTAATATATTTGCGTTAGAGTGCTTGCTTCAAGATTTAGACGGTTCAGCCGTTTATCAAATGACCGGTACAGTTGCTGTTCCAGCTTGGACTGCAATTGGTTCTGGTGCAGCTGGTTCTACTGGTTACACTGGTCCAGATGGTGCAACTGGTTACACTGGTTACACTGGTTACACTGGTTCTACTGGTTACACTGGCGCTGATTCAAGCGTAACAGGTCCAACAGGATTTACTGGTCCAGTCGGTGCAACTTCAGCAACTGGTGCAACAGGTGATACTGGCTACACTGGTTATACTGGTAATGGTGCAACTGGATATACTGGTTACACTGGCGCTGGTGAAACTGGCTACACTGGTCCAATTGGTCCATTTGGCTACACTGGTTACACAGGTTATACTGGCCCAGATGGTGCAACTGGTTATACTGGTTACACTGGCTACACTGGTTATACTGGTCCAGATGGTGCAACTGGTTATACAGGTTACACTGGTCCAACTGGTTACACTGGAGATGATGGTGCAGCTTCAGCTACAGGTGCAACTGGTTACACTGGTCCAACTGGTTACACTGGTTATACTGGTCCTGATTCAACTGTAACTGGATATACAGGTTATACTGGTTATACTGGTCCTTCAGAAGTAGTTGTAAACGAAATCGTAACCACAACTGGTGGTTCAGCAACTGAAAATCTTTCAGCTGGTGATTTCGCTAGCGTTGCTGCTACTGATATTGTATTTATTCAATTAATGAATAATGGTGGAAATAACGTTGCGGTTCTTTCAGCTGTTACTAATGCTGGTTCAGTTGACGTAACATTTGACGATGACCCTTCAAGTGATACAGTAATTAGCGCGTTGGTTATGAACCCATAATCAACGAGTAGTTTTTCTCCCTCCTGTTTATTTTTGCGGATGAATGGGAGGATAGGAAAATTAAAATAAAAATATGCCAGATACTATAAAAGATATTAAAATACCATATCCAACAGAAGGAGTAATTCGTTCAGCTCAATTGAATGATACTGTTTGTCCTGAAAATTCTGTTCAATTAGCAATCAATATAAATTTCGATAGGATTGGCTCTATGGTTACCAGACCTGGAGTAGCTATATATGCCACAACTCTGGATGGGAGTGTCACTGCTTTTGGAACTTTAAATATTCAAGGAGGAAATAATAGACTTTTTGGCCAGGTAGCTAAAGATATTTCAGTATGGAATGGACTTACTTGGACTTCTGTTAGAACTACCACAGTAACAACTAAGGCTAGATTTAGTCAGTTTTTAAATAGAACATGGATGGTAAATGGTAATGCCGGAGATGACCCAAAAACTTCTGCTGGTGGAGCTTTTGATGGAACTGATGTTCCAGCAACTTTTCCAGCTGCTGACTTTATTGAAGCTGGTTATGATGGCAGAGTTTGGGTAGCAGATGCTTCAACTGACATTCTTTATTACACCGATATTGTTCAATCAGTTGATGGAACAAGTTATGTTTCTCCTTTAACTTTTGATATAACTACAAATTTTATTTCAACATTTTCTCCTCAAGATGGAGAATCAATAACTGGATTATTTAGGGTACCTAAAGCTTTATTGCTTTTCAAACAGAATCATATTTATCGTGTTTATAACACAACAAATGTTGACCCCTATCCAGCATACAACGTAGGAACTTATTCTCAAGAATCAATCGTACAAGGAAAAGATGGCATTTATTTTCATCATTCTTCTGGTTTCTATAAATTTTCTTACAATACTCAACCTACTGAAATATCTCGTAGAATTATCGATATTGTAAAAGCCATACCAAGAACATCTTACTCAAATATAACAGGAATTTATGATAGCTATGATGCTATAAAATGGTCATTAGGTCCACTTACTTTTGGTGGTGTTGACTATAAGAATTGTCAGGTTAGATATACTATTTCAACTCAAATTTGGACTGTTTATGATTTTGCTGATAATACTATTAAAGCTTTAATTCTTTATGATGATGGAACAACTATTGAACAAGTAGCTGGAACATCAGATGGTTTGGTTGGTAAATTAGATTCAGGTAAAACAGATTTTGGTAAGTCAATTTATTTTGAAATAATTGACCGTTGGCGTTCTTATACTGAAATGTATTCACGTACAAAAACATTAAGTGGTATGGCAATTATGACTGAAAATGCTGGTGGAATTTTAGTTCAATATCAAACTGATAAAGAAACTGTTGATAAGTGGAAAGATATTGATACAATTAAAAAAGATTATGCAACCTTATTTCCAAATGCTTTAACAAAAGATTTTAATATAGCTAGAATTAGAATCAAAGGTGATTCTACTGGCACACCAATAGTCTTCAATGGCATCGAACTTTTTAAATTAAAAGATGCTGGTTTTGAAGAAAATTAATATATGAAACTCGCAGAATTATATTTAGATAGATATTTGTATCGTGACAACAGTCAGAGTTTGGATACTAAGGATGCTTCTTTCGTTTCATCAGACTCTTCAGAACAAGAAGCAGATAGTGTACCAGCTGGTGGTGCAGCTGATGATATAAATACTGGTAATGTTGAAATAGATGGTGGTGCAATTGAACCCGGAACTATCCCAGCTACAACTCTCGATGTTTCAAATTGGGGATGGGGACAAACTTGTGCTTTTTCTTCAACAGACCTAAATACAGTTTCATGGGGCGCTGGTACCTTTACTTCTGCTAACGGAATAGCTTATTCAATTTCTGCCGGTAATACTGGTAACATGGCTGCTAAAACTTATATTTATTTAGACGTAAATGTTTCAGAAACTGTATATCAAAAAACAACCACATCTTCTACAGCAGTAGGAGTGGGTAAGGTTTTAATTGCAGTTGCTGAAAACGCAGCTGACGATGCTACTTATAATTTACAAGAGGCTAATCAAATAGTTGGTGATAATATATTGGTAAATACAATAGATGCTTCAAAAATGAATGTTGGAGTACTATCTGCAATTACTGCTGATATAGGTTCCATAACAGCTGGCACAATTAATGGTATAACAATTAGTGGTTCTACTATTAATGTTTTAGACAAAGAATTAAATTTTTATGACACAGCAGATAAAAGAGGAGTAATAGATACATTATCTACTGGTATATATATTAGAACATTAAATGATGATGATGTTTCTACTCAACAATTAGTTATTGCAGGAAACGCTCAAGAGACAGGAAGTATAATGGATAGTTATTCAGAAAGTAATTATGATACTGATTGGGGAATGGGAGGTACTTATAGAGAAATTGGACAAAGTTTTACAGCGACTGGTACTAGAATAGATTCATGTAAATTTTATCTTGAAAAAGATAGTTCACCAACAGGAAACATAGTAGCAAAACTTTATGCTCACACAGGAACATATGGAACAAATAGTAAAGGAACAGGAGCTGCATTAGCAACTTCAACAGCAATTGATGTATCAACATTGTCTTCATCTTATGAACTTGTTGAATTTACTTTTCCAGAAGCTCAAAAATATCAAACAGTAAGTGGTACTTATTATGTAATGGTTGTTGCTTATACAACATCTGGAGGAACAGTTAATGTTGGTTCAGATGGTTCATCCCCAACACATAGTGGAAATATGTGTTCATACCAAAGTGATTCAAATTGGTTTTCAGACTCTGATGATGTTTGTTTTTATGTTTATGAAGTAAATGAAGCTAGTGGAGATTTTTATTCAACAAAAGCATCTGATTTAGGAACATCTAGTTCTCCGTGGATTAATGGATATATTAGAGAATTACATTTGTCAGAATCAACGTTAATAAGACATCCTTTAAATATACCGGCAGGAGTAAATCCAACAACACCCGTTGAAGGAGATATATGGTTTGAAAGTAATAAAGGATTACATTTTTATAATCAAGTGGGAGAACAGCATATAGCACAATCTGATGGAACAACTGCAGGGACTGGAAGTGCAGGTGCTGGAAATCAATATGTTGAAATAGAAATAGATGGAGTAAAATATAAAGTATTACACGATGGTACAGTTTAAATAAATTAAAATAAAGTAATATAATCAATTTTATGTATCCTACAAAAAACCTACAACCTGGTCAAAGAGGGCCAGACGTATCACAACTACAACAATTTCTTTTAGAACAAGGCTTTTTAACCGCACAACAAAT